AGATGAGCAAAAGAAATAAAAATTTAGATACCTTAGTAGAAGATATCTATAGCACTATCGGAGTTCTTTCCGACGGTAAAAAAATTAAAATACCTAAGAAATTAATAGAAGAACTAGGTGTTGATATTGCTAGTTGTGTGCAAGAATGGGCTACTCCAGTAAAAAGAAACAAAGCAACTACTCAAACCCTAAGAATGTCTAACATAGGTAAGCCTGAAAGACAGTTATGGTACGACATGCATGAAGAGAAAGATGAAGACTCTGAACTACAACCTTCTACCTTCATTAAATTTTTATATGGACACATCTTAGAAGTGTTATTAATATTTTTTATTAAACTTGCAGGACATAGAGTTACAGCTGAACAAAAGGCTGTATCTGTTAAAGGCATTAAAGGACACATGGATTGTAAAATTGACGGAGAAGTAGTAGATATTAAGACTGCTTCTGGTTATTCTTTTAGAAAGTTTAAAGAAGGCACACTAGCAGAGCAAGATACCTTTGGATATATGGCTCAGCTTGCCGGATATGAAGAAGCAGAGAAGACAAACGGTGGTGGATTTTTAGCATTCAATAAAGAAACAGGAGAATTAGCCTTGTTTCGTCCTGAAGAACTTGACAAACCTAATATAAAGTCTAAAATAGATAGAGTAAAAAAAATTATCAAGTCGGATTCTCCACCTGATTATTGCTTTACTGCAGTACCGGAAGGTCAGTCTGGTAACATGAAGTTACCTAGAGAGTGTACTTTCTGCCCATATAAATTTACATGTCGAGCCTCTTCCAATGATGGAAAGGGTCTTCGTGTGTTTAAATATGCTAAAGGACCAGTATATTTTACCAAGATAGTTAAGGAACCTAATGTAGAGGAATTATTATGAATGGAAAAAAAGCAAAAAGATTAAGAAGAAAAAGCGAAGAACTATTAATTCAATGGTTGCAATCAATGGTTCCAGAAGGAGAAGATGCTACTAGGATTAGTTTAAAGAACTTGAAAGAATTTTTACCAGAGCAAACTCACATCTATGCTAACAATAGATTTATGTTGAGTGCTTACTCATTGCGTTGGTTTTATAAACAAGTAAAGAAAAACCCAGATATAACATTAAAAGAATTAGGAATCCCAAATGTATAAATTTAATGAAGATGATTTAATAGCAGAACTAAAAGATTATATTGATGATACATACAAACAACATTATGCTATAAATAAATATCAAGCTACAGATATTATTATAGATGCAGGACATGGAGTAGGTTTTAGTATTGGTAATATAATTAAATATGCTAAAAGATACGGTAATAAAAATGGTTATAATAGAAAAGACATTATGAAGATATTACACTATGCAATTATATTATTATACATTCACGATGGCACAGACCCTTATATAAAAAAGGATAATAATGGTAGATAAAATAGGAACAAAAGAATACTTAGGTATAAAAATAAATTACGACAATGAAAAAATTTTAGATAAATTTAGTTTAGATACTTTAAAAGATAGATATTTCACAGGAGAAGAAACACATGCACAAGAAGCATTCGCAAGAGCCTCCGTCTTCGGAGCCACCTTCAAAGGTGTCACAGATTTTGAACTCGCTCAAAGACTTTATAACTACAGTTCCCGCTGTTGGTTTATGTTTAGCACCCCTATACTTAGTAACGGGGGAACCAAGCGTGGGCTTCCTATTAGCTGCTTCCTTAATTATGTACCTGACAGCAGGACTGGTCTTTCATCTCATTATGATGAGAACATTTGGTTGGCAAGCTCGGGTGGAGGTATCGGTGGATACTGGGGAGACGTTCGTAGTAATGGTATATCTACTGCTCACGGTAGTAAGTCTACTGGTTCAATCCCCTTTATGCATGTTGTAGACTCACAGATGTTAGCCTTTAATCAAGGTGTAACAAGACGAGGAAGTTACGCAGCATACATGGATGTTTGGCACCCTGAGATTGAAGAGTTTATAAATATGAGAAAAGAATCCGGTGGAGATATAAATAGAAAATGTTTAAACCTACACAATGGAGTTAATATTAATAATGAATTTCTTAAAGCAGTAGAAGAAGATGCTGATTGGAGATTGATAGACCCTAAAACAAATGAGCCAACTAAAATTATTAATGCCAGAGAACTATGGTGGCAAATAATAAATGCTCGTGCTGAAACAGGAGAGCCTTACATTGTTAATATAGATAAGTGTAATGAAGCTTTACCACAAAAACAAAAAGACTTAGGCTTAGAAATCAAACAAAGTAATCTATGTTCTGAAATAACTTTACCAACAGATGAAGAAAGAACAGCTGTTTGTTGTTTGTCTTCAGTTAATTTAGAACACTTTGATGAATGGTCAAAAGATTCTTTTTTTATTGCAGATTTAATAACAATGTTAGATAATGTATTACAACACTTTATTGATAATGCTATTGATACAGAAAAACTAGGAGAATATAATGCAAATTTTAAAAGGTTTAAAAAATACATACGAAAAGGTAAAAGAGGTTTTACTAAAGCTGCTTACTCAGCTTACAGAGAAAGGTCGATTGGCTTGGGAGCGATGGGGTTTCACGCCTACCTTCAATCTAAAAAAATCCCTTTTGAAAGTATCTACGCATCTGGATTTAATCATAAAGCGTTTAAACACATCAAGACAAAATCTTTGGAATCTTCTGAAAGACTTGCTGATTCGAGGGGGGAAGCTCCTGATATTTCTGGTAGTGGGTTTAGGTTTGCTCACCTTCTCGCTGTTGCTCCTAATGCTTCTTCTAGTATTATTTGTGGCGGAACATCTCCTTCGATTGAGCCGTATAGGGCTAATGTTTATACACACAAGACTTTATCCGGAAGCTACCAAGTAAAGAATAAATATCTTGAAAAACTTTTTAAAACTAAAGGAATCAAAGGTAAAAAATTAATTGAGTTATGGAAAGATATAGCCGGACAAGATGGTTCTGTTCAGCATTTAAAAGTATTAACTGAAGAAGAAAAAGAAATATTTAAAACAGCAAATGAAATAAATCAAATCTGGGTTGTAGAACATGCACATCAAAGACAAGATTTTATTTGTCAATCTCAATCAGTAAATTTATTTTTTGTTTTACCTAAAGCTACCGAATCTCAAGCAATACACGATGAGTACATGCAGTATGTTAATGATGTACATTGGTATGGAGCTAATAAATTAAAATCTTTATATTACTTTAGGTCAAATGCAGCTAGGAATGCTGAGAATGTAAATGTTAAAATACCTAGAATAAAATTAGATGAAGGCTGTATAGCTTGTGAGGGATAATGCCTAAGAAATCAAAGCTACAGTTTACAACAGGGCATCAACCAGTAACAGGAGCAAGAGGTAAGAAGACTTCTATTGGGAGAAACAATGTAGGTTTTTCTCGGATGAATAAAAACAAAAAGAGGTCTTGGAAGAAATATAGAGGACAAGGATAATGGATGTAAATTGGGATAGCCTATCTAAATGGGAAGATGATAATGAAGCTCTTGTTATTTGGGTAGTAACTACAGATTGTATCCGTGCTAGAATGAAAGAACTTAATTTGGAAGTTAAAGCAACAGATGATTTAATCTATGAATACATGTACCATACTAGAAGAGGATGGGAAATGAATGAAATAAAAAATATGTTTAAAGATTTTGTTATACAAAAATTAAAAGAGGAAGAGTAAATGAAAGGAGAATTATTTAAAGCTTTAGAAAAAAAATATGAAGCACAAAAAACGATAGCTAAGACTAATTTAAAATTATATCTTAGTGACCCAGTTGCAGTAGCTGACCATCCTGATGTGGTTGAGACTATTGATAAGTTATTTAAAGAATACGCAGAAGCAGTAGAGTATATTAAAATATTAAGAGAACTAGATTATGAGCTTGTTGGGAACGAGAGAATACTATAAACCATTTGATGATGCTTGGATGTTTGACTACTATGTCTTACAGAACCAAATGCATTGGATGCCAGAATCTGTACCCTTACATACAGATGTCAAAGATTGGCAAGACCTTACTGATGTAGAAAAGAATTTACTTACACAGATATTTAGATTGTTTACTCAATCAGATGTAGATGTAGGTGCAGGTTATATTGATAGGTACATGCGTATCTTTAAGAAACCAGAAGCTAGAATGATGATGGGTTCATTTGCCAATATGGAATCTATTCACCAACATGCTTACAGTTTATTACTTGATACTGTTGGTATGCCAGACAATGAATATAAAGCCTTTGCTGAATATGAAGAAATGTCTGACAAGCACGAGTACATCAATGATATTAAAACAACCAGACAAGATAAAAGAAGTATAGCTAAAACTTTAGCGGTCTATTCAGCTTTTACAGAAGGGCTACAATTATTTAGTAGCTTTGCAATCTTATTAAACTTCCCAAGGTTCGGTAAGATGAAAGGCATGGGACAGATAGTTACATATTCTATTCGTGACGAATCTATGCATGTAGAAGCAATGACAAAATTATTCAGACAATTTATACAAGAAAATATAGATATATGGACAGATGAATTTAAAAAAGAAATATATCAGATATGCCGAGAGATGGTTAAGCTTGAAGATAAATTTTTAGATTTAGTTTTTGAAATGGGTAACATTCAAGGATTAACTAAAGAAGATATGTATAAGTACAACCGTTACATCGCAGATAGAAGACTTTTACAGTTAGGTCTTAAAACTAACTACAATCAAAAAGAGAATCCTCTTACTTGGATAGATGAAGTAATGGGAGTTGAACATCAAAACTTTTTTGAGGGTCGAGCAACTTCTTATATGAAAGCAGGGCTAAGAGGACGACAAGATAAAGTTACATTTAGTAACTTGGAGAATACAAATGAGCCAGAAAGAAGCGAACCTAATAAGCTTTAAAGTATTACTGACCAGAGAAAACAAAATAGTGACAGAACTTAGTATGCTTCCAGAGAATGAAGTTGATAATGTGTTTCCAATTTGTGAGAAAGAAATAATTAAAAATATTATTAGAAACGCAAAGACTAAGTTAGACCCTCTACATAAGTTTTTAGAAAGAGAAGTTAATGCTTTAGTAACAAATGAAGTTTGATTTAGAAGAATTAAAAAATTCCAAAAGGATATTTAAGTCGGCTACTCCGAAAGGAGATATGTCTTGGTATGTTAAATGGATATCAAGTTTTATAATTGTAACTGCTATGTCTTTACGAGGCGTAGAAGGTATGCAATTATATGATTTAAGTTTATCTATTATAGGAGTATCAGGTTGGTTGTTCGTAGGATTACTTTGGAAAGACAGGGCATTAATAATATTAAATGCAGTTGGTCTAGCTTTTTTAATAAAGAATCTTATTACTGCAATATTTTCTTAATTTTTTAAAAATTGACCTCACACAATCTCGTGTAAGACATTCTTTTAATGTTAGTAATGATATCCTTTGGATTTTTAATAAAAGTTCTTAGAGAGCCTCTGAGTAGCTCTACGAGGATTTAGCCTTATTTTGAGGGAAATATATGGTAATTGGCTCTGATTTACCCTTGACCATAATACTATCTATCTTTTCGTAATCAAAAACATCACCCGCTAGTTCTTTAGTGTACTCAGAAATAATAATCTTCCATTGTTTGTAATCATTTCTGCCAGCAGTTGCTT